AGGAATCCAAGTTCGTAAAAGTACCTGTGGTTAACACTTTTGGTCTTTCTAAAAAGGTAATGATAGATAGATCTGTATAGTTGTCAACACCATTTAAAAGTTCACTTTGTACGTCTGCTACTGGTCTTGATAAAACGACACCACTATCCTCATGAAAAACAACAACATCTTTCTGTTGAGAAATGACTTCATCATTTTCTTTTTGTGCGCTTAAGAAAGTAACGTCAGCGGCTGTAGACGATACTGTATTGTTTATAGTTGTTTTACTTTCAGCAACTGTTTTGTAAGACGAGAGACACCGTTGCCTTCTCCCGAATTGTTGACTCCTAGATTTAGAGGAATGCTCAGCTCATCTTGGAAGTAAGGTTAAACAACCCAAGCTCTAATACTGCAGCAATACCATGTAATTTATGTCAACCTTAGAAAACATGGCAAGATCACACAGCAAGGTAGGTCCACTTTACGTGCAGTGGGAACGAAGCAGTGTAGGTCACTTTCATACCTGCTTTTTAAGGAAAATCTTTAACCGGATACTTTTAATGTCTTTCCAGGACCTTATTTCCAATTTAAGTTCATTGGCAACTAATGCATCATTTTAGGTTCATGATATAACCAGACAAGTTTATAGTCATTCCGAGACTGTTAGTATTTACTCACTTATCAACTCACCGTAAACGCTACGTAATATTTCACGATGCGAAAACTGTAGTGGGAACCTTTCTCTTTGTAGTCCAGAAAGTGTAATTGCATTGTATAACTTCATATGATAGCCACTAAAATATTCCTTACCCCAAACGGCTGCTTCTCTCAAAGAACTATCGACGTTTGATTCGAAAACTTCATCAAAAAGTTCCCCTTTGCGAGTCCAAAGTGGGAGTTCATGTATAGTGCTCTTATCCAATGGTGCTAAACAAAATGAATGTTCATTGAAGTAAAGAAAAGTTCGTTTAAGAAAATAAATTTTATCAATAGTGAAATGATCGTTACTCAAAGCTGCATCTTTGACGGAAGGTGTTAACACATAACCTAGCTCCTTTAAAGAGGCAGCTATGGTGTTCTGATTAAACTGTGACCGAAGAGACTTGTCACAGGAGAGCATGTGATCGTCTCCATAGTTGACCATGCAAACATATCTTTCAAATGGTTGATCGCGAAGGTTAGGAAACAAATCATAAAATGCATATCTGTGTAAAAAACTAACAATCATAGTGTTAATAATAGTTGTCAATGAGATACCTGAAGTCATCCCAACCGGGAGTGAAAACAAACACTCACCAAGAATGACACGTGAATGGACCACTTCATGCCACAAGAGTTTCCTAATGGAACTACTATTGTCGCAATCATCATACCATGAGTCAATAACATCATAAATGTCCCACAACATGTGTTTTTGGTGGCTGCAATCAAAAGCAGAAAAATCACCATCTGTCACTAATGGATAAACTGAATTGTCAAACCTGCGCATGCGCATCATCAAGGCCTCCCAATCTAAACTAAGTGGGTTTATGCCAACAGCACTTTCGACGGAAAACCTTGCTTTTGTGTAACATGAAACAAACCTACCAAAGTATTTATTGAACAACACCAGAAGAACTGTTCCAGCACCAAAGAACCCTCTAGATTTACCAGTTTGGTACTTAACTTCACTAACTAATTCGCTCTTTAGGTTAAATGTAAAAAAATCAGTAATTCGATGCCCATTCTTAAGTCTGTCTTCTTGTTCAGTAATAAGAGCTTCTAAGACTTTAAAACTTGCATTGGTACTGTCTCTGGGATCCATGAAAACTCTGGTTTTCAATGACCCATATTTCTGCTTGAGAATAACACCCGGAGCAGATGAAGAATTCAAACCTTCTACGTATTCGTCCTCACAATCTCCATACACGCATTGTTCAATGGAAGGCAATGACATGTCTGGTGCTTTTGGCATGGCACAAATCATCTGCTTCAATGACAATTTTGAAAGTGTCAAAGGTTCAGACTCCACATAAGGCAAAACAGGTCGTTGGAATTTGACTAAGGCATTGCGCAAAGGTGAAATACCATCAAATTGTTTCAACCTTGCTAAGTTCTTCCTTGGCACACAGTCTTCTTTACCTGAAATAGGGCTGGGTACTTTCGAATGAGTCAAACCTATCTTATGTGTGAATTCGCATGAACCCTCAACTGGAAAACCATCTAAAAGCTGTGGAATTGGACCAGGATGAATATCGTCTACTACACATGTTTGTTCTGAGAACATGGACATCATTTTGTCAACCTCCTCTTGACTAATAACTATACTAATACCCATACCATCAACACCTCCGCCAGCTGAGTGTATTCCAACCACCCTGTGGGTAGATTTGTTAGGATTGAGCAATATAAGAGGCGACCCACAATCGCCACTCTTAGTTGGCACTTTATAAGTGACGACTCTACTTAAAGAGTAGGACACACCACCAAATTGAAGATTGTTCTCATAATTTGTAATGTGAGTTTGTCCTTTAAAAGTGGAAACCGAATCCA